AAACTATCCATGTAATTTGTACATGCTTTCCATGTTCTTGTAAAACTTATGTCATGAGCTAAACGAAAAACATTAACTTTTTTATTATCATTTAAATTCATTTTTCTAACTTCTACATCCCAATCTTCTAATTTTATTGGAATAATCTTTGCTAATGGCGTTCCAGCTTTAATAACGGAGCTATTTTCTGGACCTAAGTTATGCCAATATAATTGGATATTTAATTTTTCTAAATAATCAGTTAAAAGTATACCAGGAATAGTAGTAAAACGTTCTTCATTATCATAGAATACTGGAAGAATTAATGCTCCATAACCTTTTGGTAATTTTGCAAACCAAGGAACGTTTATTTTTAGTACTTGTTTTAATGTATTTTTCCTAGGAAAAAAATCAAAGAACTGAGATTGTGGAAAATGTGATACTTCTTTTTCTACTTGTGTACTAATAACTTCCGGATCTACATTTGAATTTTTTTCATATTGATGATTTGTTAGAATTTCATATCTTGAAGTAGAAGCTTCCCATGTAAAAGTATCACCAGATTCATCAGTTTTTATATGAATATCTTGCCAAGCTTTAATAATATATCCGCGTTGCATATATTGTACAATACCTGGACATTGCCGAATATCACCTCCCCTAGAACGTAAAGATTTATCATTAGTTGGTCTGCTATCAACAGCAACTTTAACTTTTTTCATAATATTCTTTAATATAGATGCACCCGTTGATGGAAGCACATCTTCTATTTCTAGAAGTGTATTGAACGCTGTATAAAATTCAATCTTATTGTTTTTTCTTGGAAATCTAAACATAATGTAGTCCTTAATGTAATATAATTCCAGTCTGCTTTTCTAATTCTTCAATTGTTACAGACTTAGTAGTCTTATTATCTTTGACGTTATCAGCTTCAAAAGCCTTAATGGTACCGTCCTTTAGATAAACTACCTTATAAAGAACAGCAGGAACTGGAACTTTATGTGTACCAATTACAGCATAATTTTCCTTTTTATAGATAGCACCTGTTAAAACAGTCTTTGTATCCATACCACGGACCGATTCTTCAAGCAATTTCCAAGCAATTCTATTAACACTTGGATATTGAGGAGTCATATTGGTCATAAAGAATGTATCAGACATCTGAGTAGCGTTACTTGAATCTGCTGCTGGAACCATATGCCCACGATCAAATCCAGAATTTGTATAATCATCTGGAGTGGGAGAATTGACTACTGCCGGATCAGGTCTAAAAGCATCTACGCGAACAGTCTTAGCATCCTTTGTTTGAGTAGCTTCTGTTGAGAATACGTTAGCTCCGTGATAAAACACAGTCGCATAAAAAGAATGACAGATAACTTGAGCATCTGCAACTACAATTTCCTTACCATTTGGAAAGAATTGATCACACGGTGATGCATAGGCAGATCCAGAAAATAATGCAAAAAATAGTACAGTTAATAATCTCTTCATAAATTTCTCCTAATGGCTCCGACACCTGGGCTCGAACCAGGGACATTTTGATTAACAGTCAAACGCTCTACCAGCTGAGCTATGTCGGAATACCTGTTATTTAGTTTCTGTAGCAATCCAATAGGTTAGATTATCTGCCTCAAAACGAGAAATGCCCTGAGTAGTAATTGATACCTTATAATCAGAAGGGATCAAACGAAGAAGTGCTGGATTAAAGATGACCTTAAAATTCTTATCCTCTGCAGCTTCAGCAATATCAATGCTGAATACATCTGCTGTTGGATTGTTAGAATCCACAGCACGAATAGAGATTACTCCATCAGCACAGACAACAGCAATTTCAGGCGTTTGCAGAACTGCGCCGGCCTTTGCAATTGTAGAAAGTTGTTCACTTGTAATAATGAATTCAATTTCAGGATTAGGGAATGTGATATCCTTTGTTGGAGCAGTTACAAACATACTTGAGTCGGCATACGTATAATTAACGCGCTGCTTACCAGATGAGATTGTAACATACTTCTCTTGAAAATCAAATTCAGGATCAGAGAATAGAGAAATCGTACCAAGGAATCGAGGTAGATCATAGATTGCAAATTCTTGTGTAAAATTCTCAGTGACTGTTGCTTGAACAAAAGCAGTCTTGAGAGGTGTCACCGTCTTAATGACGTTTCCCTGTCGAACTAGAATCGACTGATTAAAAGTCGAGAAGTTCTTTAGGATTTGAATAGTGCGATCACTTAGTTTCATCATATAACCTTTATGTGTGTTGAATAGTTTATTATAATACAATTAAGTATTAATGTACACTACTTCTTTTTACCTAGCTTACTAGGATCAACAGTAGCTGCTGCACCAACTGATGCAAGATCAGCTAGAGATCGACCAAAGATATAAGATCCAATGTGCTGTAGCTGAATCCATGGAGCAAGCCATACCTTTAGACCAATATTACGTGCCCATTGACAGAACATATAATCTTCAGATAGATATCGCATACTATATGTTTTACCCTCGATAGCAGAAGTACGTTGATCATCTACGAAGGCAATAATATCTTCTGACTTAGCCTTTGGATTCTTATCAAGGAAAGCTCTAATTTCATTACGAATATTTGCATGCTTATTATCAATAAGAGCATCAAAGAATGCATGAATTTCACGTGAACCATCAAATGCTGCAGTGCGTACATGATCTGGTCTATAAAGAAGTTCTGGATAAGCTTCAACAAACTTAAGAACAGCAGACTTACGAATCATCATGAAGCCTGTACCAGACTCTAGAACTTCGACTGGTTCACCAAGAGAAATTTCAGTCTTACCGCCAGCTGGATTAAAGACATAATCACCAACGTACTTTTCTAGAACGTTAGCATCTTCATCAGCCATACCCTTATCTACTGCAGCCTTAACCTTTTCCCATGAGATGCACTTCTTGGGATATGGACCACAAAGAATATCATATTCTGATTCTTCACTCATTAGAGCAAGCATGACAATAACATCTTGAGCATTAAAGCCGATGTCAGAGTCAATGAAAATCATGTGCGTGCAATCAGAACGCATGAATTCATCCATGCAATAATTACGAGCACGAGTAATTAGAGATTCATTAAACAAATAGTAATAGCGAAGTTCAATGCCATGATGTACTGCAGCAGCTGCTAGATCATTAGTTGATCGTGTAAACATGCCTGCGCATTGTCCGCCATACATTGGAGCCGCAACAAATAGCTTGCGCTTACGAAGCTCCTGGATGTCAATCTTAATTTCCATTATTATTTTCCTTATAATCTAAGTCATGTACATATAATTGCATAATTGCGTAATGAATCACCTTCATCATATCCTTCCGCCATTCTTCTGGCGTGCCTTTGTGCCCGTATCTTTGAGCATATTTTAGAATATTTCCAACACAAAACCCAGTACCATGGCCACCATCAATGATAAATTCTGTAGCTTGATATTTGTTTTGGGAGTAATGTTGATCGTATGTACTATTAACATACTTGGTGATTTCCTTTAGAATATCACCTTCATTATATTTATAGTTGGTCATGCTATATTTATCCTCAAATAAATGAATACTTTACGCCAGCTTCATTAAACATGGCTCTTGTTTTTTCCCAATGATCTGTCCAATGACCTATTTTATCATTAAAACAATTCATGACTACACGTGTGATACCCACCTGAATAACGCCACGAGCACAATCGCTGCATACAGGAAGGCCCCAGACATACAGAGTAGAGTTCCGCAAACTAATACCGTTAAGTGTCGCATTATAAATTGCATTCATTTCAGCATGAACTACTAGAGGATACTTAGTCTCTCTGTCATGCAGCCTTTCATCATCTTTGATTCCACGTGGAAATCCATTATAGCCTATAGATAAGATTTGGCCGCCATCACCAACAGCAACAGCGCCAATTTGTCTTGATGGATCCTTAGACCAACTAGAAATATGCTGGGCTAGATCTAGATATCGTTGATCCCAATCAGTCATGGATAAGACTTTGTGTAATTTCCTTTATAGACCTTATTGCCAGTGCAATCATATTCCCAGGCACGTGCCTCTGGATCTAATTCAACTACAATATTATCTGGTATACTTACATCAGATAATTCAGGTAGTTTTACCTTATCAAAATGACGTTCATAAACATGAAGCGAGCCAACATTCCAATGGATATCACCAATACGCAAACCAAGATCTTCTGCAAGCATATTCAGCACATGGCTTTGCCATGCATAATCATTACGATACCCAAAGACAACATCATTGCTACGCATCTGAACAATACAATGTAAACGATTATCACGAATTAGATATTGCACAGCATTAGTACACATGAAATCAGAACGACCATCAAAATTATACTGATACCACATATCAGGCCGAGTGTAAATCATTACGGCTCGACGTGAATTAGGATTATCTTCTAGTTCTTGCTTAACATGATTATATTGTGCACCATTTTCTGGATGCCAAATACACCAGCCGTAATTAGAATTAATATATCCTGCATTATCTGCTACTTGTTCCCAAATAACAGGAGTAATTCCAGGAATGTCATTGACATTAAGAGACATACTCTCATACCATTCAAGCTCACGTGATATATAATCATAATTTACTTGGCCAAAGATAGTTTCTTCATTGGCAATAAAACTTGCATTTACAAGCTCAATAGTCTTTACACCAGTCTTATCGATAATAAATTGTTCATTAGCAAGAGCATCAACAAAATACTGGCGGATATCAGATACAGTGTTTCTCATGGATGATTACTTTTTATCCTTGCGGTTAAGATCTTCATCATATCGATAATTTGCTTGGGTAATTTGAGGAATTGGCTTATTAAAGATATCACGAGCTGGATCTTGACCTTCCATCTTACCACGAAGATAAGCTACTGCAAAGCTAGCATAATTGATCAGATCCTTATAGGTATCTTCTAGAGATTCAAAGTTAGGATTAGCATTAGATTCAAGAAGCGATTGCGCACGAATCATCTTACCATGCATGATATCATGGATAGTATCAATGCCGCGGCGATAATGCATCGCTTGCACAATATTAGAGTTAGGATTTTGATAGTCTTGAGACTTGCAAAGTTGAAGCTCAACGCATTCTTGTAGTATATTTACTGATTCACGATCATTGGTCATTGATATATTGCTTTCCATTCCATGTATAAGTGCTGTGCAAAGTATAATTACCATTATACTCATTAAATATAAAAATGTAAAGTCTTTTTTGAAAATTTTTATTGTATTCTTTTTTAGCAGCCGCATTAGCACGTTCTACTACATATGATATGTTTTGTATTCTTCTTGTAGTTTTTACTTCTATAGGTTCACCTGATGGATCTTTAACATCTTTATACGCTCTAGGATCATCACTAAATCCACACATATCCATCAGATAAACTTCGGCTCTTTGACCTACAATGCAGTCATCTCTAATTGTAGCAAGATCGCGATCACGTCTGGGCCCGGATTTAGCATATATCAAATCGGCTTCAGCAAAAGCGCGCTGCTCCAATTTGCGCTGATTAATATCAGCCACATTAAATTGCATTGTCATTAAATCTTTGTCAAAAGTCCATAATTATTTTCATGCGACGGGGCGCGCCAACCCTCTGGTTTAATTAAATCTGGCAGA